ATGCGCAGGCCCGCTCTGCACATCTGCGGGATCTGATCATGATTAATGGCCTGGTACTGCCTTTGTATTCGGAGAATGGTGCAGATACCGGAAAATCCGTTAAGGTTCTGGAACCTGTCATAAGAAGAATAGAACAGGGTATTGTTTCACTGCAATACAGGATACTTGATTATTTCACGCCAAAGAAGGAAAAAGCTTCGAAGGCTAATAACATCTATCTGATTTGGAACGATATAAAAGAATATTTTACGCAGGAGGTTATTAATGGGAGCTAAGGCGAAAACCGAAGAGAATGTTGCAGAAACTCCTGAGCTTAAAAAGCCCCAGGAGGGAAAAGCAACAAAATTTTTAATCGAAAAACTCAGGGAAAACAGCTTGAAACTGTTTGGAGTAACTACTAGCACCTTTGATGGTGCAATGTATGGTCATAAAGAAACAGAATTCAGCATCGATGAGGCAAAAGCTATCCTAGATGCTTTTTTGTATGGAAAGGAAGGTAAGTAAATATGTCTGGAGGAACTTTTTTGAATTCTGCGGCTAAAGTCCGCCCGGGTACTTATGTCAATCTGAAAAATGGACAGGCAAGAACTCCGATAGCATCCGCAAGAGGTATAGGTGTTATTCCATTAATTAGCTATGACTGGGGCAAAAGAGGTGAATGGATTCAGCTGAGCGCAGCAAGCCCTGATGCACATCTGGCAGAGCTTGGCAGAAGCATCTATGACGATAATGATTTCATGAGAATGATCCGTCTTATGATGATGAATGCTGCAACTGTATATGTCTGGATCCTTGATGGAGGTGCAAAGGCATCAAAGGCGATCACGGTTGGTTCCGCCTCACTCACCGCTACTGCCAAGTACAAAGGCACTCTTGGAAATAAGATCAGGATTGTCAGCGTGGCAAATACAGATGGTGGCTTCGATGTTACTATTACTGTGGATGGGGTAGAGGCTGAAGTATTTGAAGGACTGACCACTTTCGCAGAACTCGCTGCAGCTGGATCAGAGTGGGTTGACTTCTCTGGTACCGGAAATCTGGCTGCATTTGCATCAGCAACTCTTGAGAATGGTACTGATACCATAACAGGAAATACTGCTGCAGCTGCGTTCCTGGATGCATGCGAGAACGTAAGATTCAACTGCATGGCTTTCCCGTCAGCTGACTCAGCACTTCAGACAGCACTGCTGACAAAGATTAGATATATCAGAGAAACCATCGGCTGGAAGTGCCAGGCTGTTGCTCCTAACTTTGCAGCAGACTATATAGGTATCATAAATCTGATTAATGGACTCATATATGATGAGGTAAGCCTCACAGCAGCACAGGCTACGGCATGGATTGCAGGAGCTACCGCTGGAGCTGATTATGTTACATCTCTGACACATGCACAGGTTACCGGAGCAACAGGAGTTAACGGAGAACTGTCTCATGCAGAAGCAGAAGCGGCAATCAAAGCGGGCAAATCGTTCTTCTCGGTATCAGAAGACGGTTCTGTAATTCTGGAATATGATATCAACTCTCTGGTTACTTTCGGCGATGATCAACCGTCAAATGCATACAAGAATCGTCCACTTCGTGTGTATGATTCATGGTGCAATGACTGCCTGACAACTTTTGTCCCGGGTATGTATGACAATGATTCTGATGGCTGGACAGTCATGGAAGGCCTCGGAAGAGCCATGCTTGCTGCTTATGAGAGAGATGGAGCTATCACTAATGTTGATGGCGAGGCTGACTTCTATGTTGATCAGCAGAGATCTACCGGTGACAGCACTTATATCACTGCCGGGCTTCAGGCTGTTGACAGTGCTGATAAGTACTATATTACAACTATAGCTCGCTAAGAAAGGAGGATATTAAGATATGGCTGACAAAAGAGTAAATACAAGCCCACTTTCTGCAAGGGAAGGAAAAGTATACATCGACAGCACACTTGTAGCTGACAGCTGCAAATTCAGGGTTACCTTTAAACCTGATGTCTGGGCAGGAAAATCTTTGGGGAAGAAGAGTACTTCAAGGAGATGGACGGGATATGACATTGAGGTGTTGGTAGAGCAGTGGAAGACAAACCGCTTCTATCGTCAGAAAATCAATGAGTACATCAAGGAAGGAAAAACACCAGAGCTTACTATTCAGGGCATCCAGGAAGATAAGAACTCCGATTTCTACGATATTACCGGTAAGGAAACAGTCACTGCTATCGGTTGCGTGCCTACAGGAGATATAACCCTGATCGACTGCGATACTGACGGTGATGTAGTTAAAGAAAGCATCACATTCGGAGCTTACGATATAGTTTAAGCATGCAGAATGCTCAAAATACCTTACAAAATGACCATACGGGAGGGTTTATCAGCCTTCCCGTATTTTTTACTGAACGCAGGCGGAAAGGAGAAAAATAATGGATTTAAAGGCATTTATGAAACCGGAACTTAAAGACCGCGGAACTATGGAATTTGAGGGAATAGACAAGTTTACAGATGAAAAGGGCAAACCGATTCCATTTATCATCAAGAGGCTCTCCCAGAAAGAGTTAAAGGAAATCCGAGAGATGTATCGTACAACCTCAGTATTCCGCGATAAGAAAAATAATGGCCGTCCGGTAGTAGGTGCAAATGGCACAGTTGCTGTTCTTAAGGACTATGATGCAGAAAGCGCAGGCGCACACATCATGGTCGAAGCATTTGTTCAGCCAAAACTGGATGATGAAAAACTGATGGAATTCTATGGTGTTATTGATCGGCTGGAAATGCCGCAGGTCATTTTTGCGGATAAAAAAGATTATGACTATGCAAACGAGTGCCTGATGACTGCATTGGGCTTAAATGATGATAATGACGAAAGAGATGAAATTGAAGAGTTAAAAAACTGATGTCCGGCGATAGCGAAGATCCTGGAAATGCTGAATGGCGCTGGGCACATGTATTGTGGCAGCGCCATAACCTTCGTATGGAAGACTTTTCAGCAATGCCAAGGAACGTACAACTCGCATATATCGCCTCGGAACAACTGGAGGCTACACAGCCTCTGAGCTCTGTAAATCAGATCAAAAAAGGATTGTTTAAAAAGAAGAAATAGGGGGGACAGGACTTATGAGTGATATCACAACAACCTTTAAGATAAATGACCAGGCCAGTTCCGTCCTTAAGAATGTGGCCTCTGAAGCAAAAACAACAAAATCTACTCTCGAACAGATCGGGAAAGCGGTCGACAATGCTTTCACTACCTCTGCGCCGGATACCTTTTCTTCGAAGGTGGGGGCGGCAATCGGGAATATATCAAGTTCCGCCGAAACACTGGGGGAGAAAATCAACAATATGTTTGATGATGTTGATGACAGTTTCGGTGATGAATGGAACAGGGGTTTTCAGACGGCTATAAGGGGTGCAGATGAGTTTGAATCATCGACCAAGGATGCAGGTAAGGCACTCGATGAAGCATCAGGAAATGCAGAGGATCTGGGAGAGGCTGTGGATGATATAGGCAGGAACAACGGACTTGATGATCTTGAAAAAGATGCAGGGGCTGCCGGTGATGAAATGGAGGAGGCCACGGGGAAGGCTCTTAATCTGGAAGATGCATTAAAGAAAATGGCAGCAGCAATAGGCGCAGCAGCAATCGCGAAAGGTGTTAAGGATTTTGTGGACAGTTCCATCAGCCTTGGTACTGACTATACTGCTGTAATGTCGGAGGTAGCGGCTATTTCCGGAGCAACCGGATCGGAATTTCAGATGTTGGAAAATACTGCAAGGGAATATGGAGCCACAACAGTGTTTTCTGCATCGGAATCTGCGGAGGCGTTGAAATACATGTCTCTTGCCGGCTGGGATGCCACACAGAGTGCAAGCGCATTAGGAGGCGTTCTGGATTTGGCGGCTGCATCAGGTATGGGGCTGGGTGAAGCTTCAGATATGGTAACAGACTATCTTAGCGCATTTGGTCTTGCTGCCGACCAGTCAGGATATTTTGCTGACGCAATGGCATATGCGCAGATGAAAAGCAACACTTCTGTGTCGCAGCTCGGTGATGCATTCTTGAATTCGGCGGCGAATATGCATGCTGCCGGGCAGGATTTTGAGACCACAACAGCATTGATTGAGGCTATGTCCAACCAAGGTACAAAAGGAGCCCGTGCAGGTACTCAGCTGGCTGCAATGATGAGGGATCTGACCAACTCCATGGATCTAACCGGTAAATTAGCTGTTGGGGACTATAATATCGATCTTAAAGATGAAATGGGTAACTTCCGTGACTTGACAGATATTCTGTATGACATGGACGAAGCCCTGGATAAAATGAATCTTGGATCTGCGGAAAGAGCACAGGTCCTTTCATCTGTGTTTACGTCTGATTCAATAAAAGGCATTAACCAGATCTTCACGGAAGGAATTGATAATATAGCAAGGTATGAGGAAG